CCAGGGACCGCCGACGACCCCCCACAGTCGGAGCGGCCCCGATGGGCGGAGGCCTTACAGCCCTCGCCCTGGCCCTGCCCCCGCTTACCAGGAGTTCCTCCTCACTGGTAGGCCGGGGCGGGGCCTTCTTCACGTCCCCACACGACTTGACACCGGCCTGTCAAATCCCCACGTTCCCAGCCTCAGCCAAGAGTGGGGTAGCCTCCCGCTCTTGTGCGTGGTCTGGGGTAGCCTCCCGCTGATACGAAGCAATGGAGAAAGAGGGCATTCCGGTCAGCAGCAAGTGGGTCCAGGTGGACCTCCTGCACAACACGCTCAAACATCGGCTGGTGGCGTTATTCCGACACCCGGAGATCCGGGGGCGGATGGTTGTTTGCAGCGGTGTCCGGTCCTACGCAGAGCAGAAGAGGCTCTTCGACGGTTACCGGGCGGGCAAGAGAGGCTTCAACCTCGCCGCCAATCCCGATTGGAAGCGACCCGACGGGTACTTCTACGGGTCGTACCATCAGGTCCAGGCCGATGGGTACGGCTACGCCGTCGATTTCCGCATCGTTGACAGGAGGCTGTCAACCGTGCGGGCAAGCGAACTGGCACAGTCCTTCGGGTTGATGCCAACAGTGAAGGGTGAGTGGTGGCACCATCAGCCCAGGGATGCCGACGGCTGGTTCCACGCCCCAGCGTTCGACGCACCTCCCACACCTAAGATCGACTTCAAGGCCATCATCCTGTTCATCCTGGGTCTCCGGGAAGAGGTCTCCCGGAAGCCTCTCCGGCTCCGGTCCAGGGGCAAGGTGGTAGAGGTGGCCCAGCGCCAGTTGGGGGCCAAGGGTCACGACGCCGGGGTACCGGACGGCAGGTTCGGGTGGCGAACACGCCGGGCGGCAATCAGATTCCAGCGTGTGGCGGGCCTGGTGCCGGACGGGGCTATCGGGGTCCTAACCTGGGACGCCCTGATGACCCCGGGTGTAGGCAAGGACGATTCCCAAGGGTCGTTGTTCTAGGGTCCACCACTTCCTGAAAACTGCTGGTATACTGAACTGTCACTGACCAGCCACCAGGAGGGCTCGCCTAGAGCGAGCCCGCCAGGACCAGGAGGACTCCTTGCAAGTACCGTCAATAGCCGAAGCCATCGACAGGCCCGACCCTGAATGGGTCGCTGTGTTGCTACGAGATTACTGCACTGACCAGGGAGAACCCTCTGCCAGTCCTGTGAGCATCCAGTTGAATCGGTTCGGACTCAACGCCCCGAAGATCCAGAAGGTCTGTGAGTACGCCCGGGTGGCCGGGTACTACGGCCAGGAAGTCTCAGACGGTGTTCGGCACCTGTGGGCCTTCGGATTGACCACGCAGGACATCGCCCGGGTCCTGTCAGTGACACCTGAAACAGTACGCCAGGTGCATCAGGAGGCCCGCTGGAGCCAGGAGGAAGCCTGCTCCATCCTCCTCCACATCCAGGGATTCACCCCCCAAGAGATCAGCATGGCCCTGGGCAAGACCCGTGGCTGGGTCTACTACATCTTCGACATCCACGGTGTCACACCCAACCGCAAGAATAGGCGTGCAACCGACCGGGGACAGAAACGAGAGATCATCCGGCGGTACGACATGGGCGACAACGCAAAGGACATCGCCTCCGACCTCAACCTGGAAGCACACCAGGTCTACTGGGCCGTAGCCAAGGCCCGCATGGACGGACAGAGAGTACGCACATGACCCCCAAGACCGCTCCCGGCCTGTTGGATCCCTGGGACCTGAACCAGCACCGCCCACGGACCCTCCACCAGTCCGACATCAACACCGCTGAGATATGCCACCTGAGGCTGTCCTACTCCAAGGACCCCGACCGGGTCTACTCGTCGGACATCAACAGGGCCATGGGTACCGCCTACCACGCCGGGCTCGCCTTCTACTACACCCACCGGATGGAGAACAACCTGGCCGACAAGGCCGACTGCATCTCCGAAGCCCTGGGTGCGCTCCACAAGGAGATCGCACTAGCCGACGAGAACACCTTCCACTGGACGTTCCAGCAGGAGACCGCCCGTGAGCAGCGCATGGACCTGGACCTCAAAGAGGCAGAGAACATGGTGTCGGCACTGATAGTCGCCTACTTCGACCAGGGCCGGGTCTGGCCGGAGGAATACAAGGTCAAGATGGTGGAGCAGTCGTTCCTGCTGCCCCTGACCCTGTCCAACGACGAAGGCCACGAAGGCATGTGGGCCCGGAAGGGAACCGTCGACCTGGTCCTCCAAGGACCGGACGGCTGGTACCGCATCGTGGACCACAAGACCGCCAAGAAGAAGTGGCAGAAGAACAAGGAAAGCCACCGCAACACTCCTCAGCCAGGGTTCTACACCGGTGCCCTGCGAGAACTCCTCCAGACCAATATGGTGACGTTCACCTACGATATTGCGTCCTGGAAGGGAGACTTCCAGCGGATAGAAGCGCCACGCACCGTGGCACAGATTGACGCTGTGAGGTCAAAGGCCCGGCTGACCGCCGGGCTGCTTGAAGGAACCACCTTCATGCCGAACACAACCTCGTTCCTCTGCACCGAAAGGTTCTGCGACCACTGGTTGCAGTGCCCTTACGGTGAGGCCCTGGAACGAGCCGACTCCTAAGGAGGAGAAGCACATGGCGTACAGCCCCCAAGAGAAGGCCGAAATCGTGGCCCAGGTTGCAGCGAAGGTGGCAGGTTCAATCTGCTGCGGAAGCGGCGATCTTGACAAGTACCTGTCAACCGTGGAAACAGTCCACAACGATCTCATTGAGAGGATCGCCACGGCGGTCGCTGCGGCGGGTGCAACCGTCGTGACCCAGGTCTTCCCTGGGGCAACGACCACCGCCGCCCCTGGGCTGGTAGCACCACCGGCAGCACCAGCACCGGCACCAGTACCAGCACCGGCACCCCAGGGCCTCGTTGGCCCCATCACCAGTACCTCCAACGAGGACGACAAGTGGCGTGACGCCCTGGTCAACAGCCCAAACAACTGGTTCAACAACATCAACGACAAGCGGAGCCCCGACGGTCCCGACTTCCGGCACAAGACCCTCAAGGACAAGGATGGAAAATACAACCTTGGTCTCTGGATCAAGTCAGACAAGTTCCAGACACGGGCCCCCGACTGGGTGTTTCAGCAGTTGGGCCTGGACATCCCCGCCGGTTACAACGCCTCCTAGCCGCCATGGTGGTACGCCGACTAGAGGAGGTTGGCGAGGAGTTGAGTCGGTGGGCGACATCCGGGTTGACCCGGGTCCCCACCGGCTACCCCCTCTTTGACTCCCGAACGAACGGGGGCATAGCCCCCGGAGAAGTGTTCCTGTTCCTGGCCCGCACCAGTGTCGGCAAGACCTGGTGGGCTCTCAACATGATCGCCAACCAGGACGAGACCACACCGATGGTGTTCTTCTCCCTGGAGATGCACGCCCGGTACATACTCCAACGCCTGGCCGGGATCACCAGCAACACACCGACGATTGACATTGAACGGTCATTATCAGAGACAGGTGCAGCAGCGGGAGTCGCAATGACAGAGGAACGGTACCCACTGCTGGCCATAGAGGATGAGCCCGGCCTGTCAGTGCGCTCCATGGGTGCCGCCCTGGAGGAGTACGCCGCCACCTTCGGCCAACCAGCCAGGCTTGCTGTCGTGGACTACATGGAACTCGTCAAGTCCCCCGGCATGTCTCAGGTAGAGAACGTGGACAAACTGGGGTGGGCTCTCAAAGACTTCGCCCGCAAGGAGGACATAGCCCTAGTGGTTCTGCACCAGGTCAAACGAGGAGACAACAACCAGGGCCACCGACCCCTGTCCATGACCGACGCCAGGTTCGGTGGGGAGATGTCCGCCGACTATGTGGCAGGGGCCTTCCGGCCCTGCCTGAACCCCAGCCTGGACCCGGGCATGAGGGAGGCCCTGGACGACGACTTCCGGCTCCAGTTCCTCAAGACCCGCTCGTCTGGTGGGATCTACCCCGACGGTGTCCGGCACCACTTCGACACGCAGACCGGGGCAATCGTTCCGATGCCATCCGACCTACCCTCCACCCAACTGTTCTGATGGGTGTCAACATGGAGAAGCAGACGGTGTACCTGGGGTCGGGCCTGTTCAGTATCGCCTGGCGGATCTGCGACGACGATGTGATGGTCGACTACGCCTTCTCCAGGGAGGAAGCAGAGATCAAGGTCATGAACCTCACGGAACAGAAGGAGCATCGGGATGGGGCGTAATAGTAAGAGCAACGAGGACCGGTTCCTGGCCTGGCTCCAGTTGGGTATGCGTAACAACTGGATTGGTCCCCCCGTGTGCGACACCCATGACGGGACCCCAACCTCTGAGGAGGAGGACGAAAGCGACTTCGACTGCTGCATCCATGTGGTGCGCCTATACACCGACGCCGACCACAAGACAGCGGTGGAGGAGAACCACATGATGACACAGGAGAGAAAGAGGGAGTTCGGCGGTGCATGACACTGCGGAAGAGATGAAGGAGATCGCCAGAGAGGTCCGCATGGAGACCGTCCTGGACCTGCTGGCCCTGGACCCACCAGACAGCAGCCACAAGATCCGGTCAGTTCACAACCCCAACGAGAACGTGCCCAGCCTCCACATCTACGAGTACGACTTCTATGACTTCTCCACAGGCCAGGGCGGAGACCAGATTGAGTTCGTGAAGATGGTGTTGGAGTGCAACTTCTGGCGTGCTTTGACATTCCTCTGTCAAGCAGAGGGGATGGACGGTTCCCGTGACGAGGTAGCCCCCAAGCCTCTCCCCGACCTGACCGACAGGTTCAACAGCGAGCCAGCGGGCTCTGCCATGTCCCGGCAGAATGCCAGGGACCGGGTAGCAAAGAAGTGGCCGTACCTAACCCTGGAGGATGTTGAGTCGTTCGGTGTCAAGGTTGGTTTGCACAACCTGTGGGTACCTTTCTGGCATGAGGGCAAGGTGGTGGGGATAAAGACTAGGAGTACCATCGGTGCGGATAGCAAAATGAGCATCAAAGGGAGCCGCTTCACCACCGCCCTATACAGCGTCGTGTACCGGCCCGCAGCCACCCATGCCTGGATCTGTGAAGGGGAATCGGACACCTGGTGCCTGACCAAGGCCCTTAGCCACGACGAACGGCACGTTGTCTACGGTCTCCCTGCGGGGGCTGGTGCGGTCCAGGCCCGCTGGTTCAACGGGTGGCCATACGAGACCACGTTCCTCCTGCTGGACGACGACCCGGCAGGCCGCAAGGCCGCTTCCAAGATCCGAACGGCCCTAGAAGACTTCGACGTTCAGGGTATTTTCCTGCCCGGTGGACGCCTCGCAGAGGCGTTGGCCGAAGGCTGGGTACCCCCGGCAGTAGACTGAAATGCGATGGCCAACCCTGCCAGGTCTAAAGGCACCGCCTTTGAGAATGAAGTCCTTGTTGCCCTGCAAGAGATATGGCCCGACGCCGACCGGGCCAAGGCAGGCAACAAGTCGGATGATTTCACCGGGGTACCCATCCCGGTGGAGGCCAAGCACCGGAAACAGTGGGACATACGAGAATGGGTGCGGAAGATACGGGCCGTGGCACCCGACTACCAGTGGGCCGTCGTGGTTGCGGACGGTGACAGGCGACTGTCAATGTCGCCGGGCACCATCGCCGTCGTGGACGCAGAGTTCTTATACGAACTATTGGAGGCCTGGAACTTGTTGGGGCTGCCGGAGGAACTGGCTGATGAGTGAACCGTACAAGCGCACTAGGGAACAGAAGGAACACGACTTCGCCAATGCCCGGCATTACGAGGAGTATGTAGCGACATCCATCGGGGTACCGGTTGTTACTCGTTTCGACGCCACCGATGATCTGGATATATGGGTACCGGGTTATTACGTTGAAGTCAAAGAGAAGAACCAGAACTACACCGCACGTTGGCACCTGATTGACGGGCTCCCGGAACGTAACCTGTTCGTAATAGACGAACTAACGGTAAGGCGGGCCTGTACCAAGTACCCCTATGTGTTCTTCCTGCTTAGGGACAACGTCGGTGGTGACGAACCACGGCTCTACATTGCCCCCATTTGGGAACTGATCGGGGTAGAAAGGGTCCGCAGGAACCGGAACGGTAAGGGCAAGTGGATCATCAACATCGAAAACTTCACCCGCCTGGCCGACGAGGCCGACATCCATGCCTATGCTGTCCACGCCCTCGTCAAACAACTGTGGTTGACATCCGATTGTCAAACGAGACTAGAGATACCGGAGGTATTCCAATGAAAAGTAAGCAGATCCGGCATGGGGTCAACGCCTACAAGCGGAAGATTTGTCGATGCGAGGAATGCACTAAGGCCAACGCCGCCTACGAGAAGATCGCTCGTAACAAGAACCGTCGGAACTACCCACGCCCCTCGTTCAACCAGGACACCATGACCTTGGAGCAGTTCAAGAAGTTCAGGGCAGAAGCATGAGGCCCTACCAGGTCCACCTGGATGATTGGACCGTTGCCATGTACGCCACCGACAATGGACGCCTCACGTTCACGGTGACCAACAGCAGCGACCCGGGTAACTACCTGACGAAGATCATTGGCGATGTTCGTTTGCGTAGGTATTACATAGGAGAGATGTGTGCTGGTGAGTTGCACCCTTCACCGTTTCCCACCTACCGGGAAGGAACTGTTCTGCCTACTGATGGTGCCAAGATCACACCGTCAATGCTGGATTCCAAGGCAGACCTCAAAGCCCTCATTGACGATAGTGAACGATGGAAGACGAAGGAAGCGTTACTCGCAGCGGAAGGTGCTGGATAACGTGATTGTTGGATTCGGCCACCGGGCCCGGGTAGGCAAGGACACGGCAGGAGACTGCCTAGTAGCCCAGGGGTGGGAACGCCTGGCCTTCGCAGACCTGGTCCGGCAAGTCCTCTACGTCCTGGACCCGGTAGTTGACCCCGTATCAACCAACTACTACTTCTGTCTCAAGAACATGGTCGACACCATGGGCTGGGAGATGACCAAGGAGAACACGGAAGTCCGGGGCCTGCTCCAGAAACTAGGCCACGGCCTACGAGAGATCCTGGACCCCGGTGTGTGGTGCCGACCAGTAGTCGACAAGGCCGAACTCCTGGACGAGGACGGCGTCAACGTGGTCATCACCGATGTCCGGTACATAAACGAGATAGAAGCAATCTGGCAGGCCGGGGGAAGGGTCTACCGCATAGACAGGGCGGTGCCTCACCTCTCACACCCTGGCGAGGAACAGTTAGATGAGTTTCAGGGCTGGGATGGGATCATTGACAACAACGGGTCAATCGAAGACCTAGATAGTCAGGTCAGGGCTCTAGTCATGGACTACACCCTGGATGTAGATTGAGCCCCCATGGGACTGGTAGCAGGTAGCGACACCTGGGCTGTCTGGACAACCCAAACGGGATCCGAAGGACGCCCCACATCGTTCCACTACGCCCCTACTGAGATGGGGTTCATCCATGAGGTTCACCCGACAGGGGAATGCCCCTGTGGCCCCCAGCGGATAGACGTGTGGCATGAGACCCCCGACGGAGAGTTGTTCCTGCCCCACTACCGGCACCAGGCCCTAGATGGCGACTACTACGACGAGTCGGAGACCGGCATGTTCGGTGACTAAGTCGTCAACCCGCCAACGCCGGGTCGTAATCCAGAGCCCCAGGCTTGGCAAACACTGCCGGGTCACCAGTCTCCTTGAACTTTTCCATCTTTGGGTTGAGGCTCGCACCGCCTATAAAGCCATTCACAGAGATGGACCCAAGCGCCTCTCTCGTCTTCGCCGGGTCGTATGACTTCCCGCACACGCCACACCAGATCCCCCCTTCGGTGTCCTTCTCACAGCGTGGGCAGTGTTTCATCCGCCATCCTTTGCGTCTAGGTGCCACTCTAGGTGGCGGTCGTGGGAGTCCTTGACATGGCGGACATCCTGCTTGACTTCGCTGACATCGTCACCGATAGCCTCCAGCCTGACCAGATTGGCTGCGTGCTGGGATGTGTTCTCCCTGCGTAACCGGCTGGCTATAACAGTGAAGAGCCCAGTGATGAGGGCCGCTCCCACTAAACCAAGGGGACCGACCCATTCCATTACGAAACCAAAGACGCTGAACCGTCACCCATCCGGGACGCCATCACGCCCTTGATGAGACTCAGCACAGCAGTAGCACCGGCAAGACCTGCGGCCTTGGCGTTACCGATGTCCCCACCGATAACCCACACCGCAAGAAACGCCTGGATGAAAGTAGCGGCCACCCGCTCAAAGATGTCCTTAGTCAGCATTATTTTTTTCTCTCTTCTAGTCCGATTTTCTTAGCACCACGGTCGCCAATAGGCGATGACGCTTCAATGCCTGAGACCTATCGTAGACCCCCAGGGCCCGTGTTTGGACTTGGAGCACCTCATAGACCTCAGCAGCCTTCGTGATTGGCCAGTCAATGTCCTGGTAGTTCACCCGCCTCTGTGTCAGTGCCGCCAGGGTCCTGGCCCGTAAGGTCCCAGCCCCTGGTGCGTTCTCTGGCAAGGGGTGACCGTTCACCCCTCGCACATTGTCCCCGCAATCTACAATGATTGACACCACCGTGTCACGCAAGCCGATGGCGTGGTACTTGACCTGCACAAAGTTCAAGGTCGTGGTGGCTGTGCCGCTCCCTGCGAACACGACCTTGTATTGGATGGACCGGGACGACGACGACAGTCTCGTACTCTGAGCGGTTCCACCAACCGTGTCCAACGTGGACAGCGCCGTATAGGTGGCCCCCTCGTCAATAGACACAGATGGGATGACCGAACAACTAGCGGCCATAGGGGTGGTCAAGACAACGATCTCGTCCCAGCCCTTAGCCAGGGCACTACCACCGTCGATACGGGACCCGACCAGGGTCCCAGCAGTCAGGAACGCAGTGGTCGACTCCTTCTTGACGCCTGTCCCGGCCACCGAATAGACCAGACGGCCCTGCCATACGTCCGCCCCATAGACATCGCCAGCGGTGGCGTCGTCGGACTCAAAGAACTTTGCGTACCCACCAGTCTCCAGGTCGTAGCACCCCAGACCTGTCTTGTTCCCGGAGGTCATCTTCTTCCACCCCCAGAACACCTGGTTGTCCCTGGCCGTGAACTTCCCCACAGCGTGGACATCGGTGGTGGCCTTATCGGCCAGTTCAGTGATGAAGAACGGGGTCAGAGCCCCGGTCTGTGGGTCAGGCACGCCCCGGTAGATGTATGCAGTACCGGTGCTGCTGGCGCTTTGCCGGTAGGCCCGCACGAAGATGGAGCCCCCGGCAGCGAAGACCTCCCGGGGAGACAGGCCGGGCGGTAGATCCCAGGCCACGAACGGGTACTGGGTGTTGGCACTACTGTCCAGGCCCAGAGGCCAGGCGTAGACCATGCCCCGGTTGCCACTGTGGGCACAAAAGTAGATGTGCCCGTTGGCCTCAGCGAAACTTTCAACAGTCCATTCCTTGCCCAGGGTCAGGTGGCCACCGGAGCGTTCCTCTGTCCCCGTATCACCAGCCCCACCGATGGAGTAGGTGGTGAACCGGTTGGGGGTGGAAGAACTGTTGGCGATCACCCCGGCACAGATCCGGCCCGCTGCGAAGGCGACGCTATGGGCCACGGCTGCGTTCCACTGGGTGGTGATAGCAGAGGTCGTTCCCCTCAAGATCCCCTTAGTCCCACACGCCGCATACCAAAACTGACCGTCGGTTGTCAAATCTGTGATTGTTACCGCAGCGCCACCGTGTTCATGGTCGATTGCTGACCCGCCACCAGGTGTCCCCACATCGGTGAAGTGGGTGAGTTGATCGGCGGCGGTCTGCACATACAGGGTGGTCCCCACCACTACCAGCCTGGGTGTGGCAAAAGTGGTATTGAACATCTCCGGGGTAGACGGCAGCAACTTGATGGAGCCCGGCACAGAGAACGGATCCAAACCCTCGCTGGACAGGTACATCGTAGAGTCGCTGTCCTCACGATTCAGGAACGTCTGACCCTGACCCCCCACCCAGGAGTCCCCCGACCCGAACGAATACCGCTCCACCGCCTGATCGAACGGGGTGTCCCCAGTCGCCAACCGGTCAGGTATCAGGGGAATGGTGGTCTTCTCGTACCCCTCCCCACTCTCAGCGGTCTCCGCCAGGATGTACCCGGTACCGTCAATGGCAATGTCGTACACCGTTCCCACAGTGCTTAGTGCAGTGATGCTGGCCGGTTCCGTGAAGTCCGTTTCCAGGACAATGGTGTCGGCAGCCATTACGTCGTGGGAGCCAGGTTGGCGTTCCTGGCCTGCATCGAAACCGTATACTTGAAGTCGTCCAGGAAGGCGTAGTTCAGGACGTAGGTCGTTGCGGCACTGGTAACCCACCCGGTGTCGAACAACTCAACATCGGTCTCAAACTCCAGGAGTTTCACCCGGTACGCCTGCTGGGCCTCCCCCGTCCCCCCATGGGCGTAGGTCCAGTTCAGGGTCATGGTGCTGAGGGAGTTCATCACATACGTCGAAGAGGTCCCCTTGTTGGTCGCCCCAAACAAGACATCGCCTGGTGTCAGGGTCGGTTCCCCCAGGTTCAGCGTGTTGATGTCCTCCGTGTCCGGGGCACTGGTGTAGTAGTCGGCGTCCCCGGTACCGATAGCCGCCGGGCCACGAACAGTGACCTCAGCAGTCAGGTCCGTGTTGCCATGCAGATCCAGGGCCCCACCATAGATGGCTGCCAGATCGGTGGCGTGGGAGGTGGCAGCGCCCGCTATCCACCCGGTGTTGTCGTACTCAGTGGAACCAGCGTCGTTGGTGTACCGAACCCGGTAATACTCTTGGGAAGCCCCCTGGGCCTGCGTGTACGTCCATGCGACCGTGTGCGGGTTCGCTGTCACCGTGGTTATAGCCGTCACAACAACGGTCGGAGTGTCGTAGAGAGAACCCCCGGCGATCCCGTCGCCACCCAACTTTCCACCACCAACCGTGTGCGCCATTACGCATAACTCAGGGCCGTCGCCGGGAACACGACCTTACGGCCACTGTCCCAGGCAGCCGCAGCGCCACCGCCCAGGTTGGAACTGGTCTCTGCCTCTGTCCCGCCCCTGGCGACTGTCAAGGTGTAAGGGTTGGAAGAACCTGAGATAGCAGTCACCTTCACCAGTTCAGGCTGATGCTCGACCGCTTCCGGGTCGATGGCCATGACCATGTAGTCGGCCCCCGCCCATGACGTATCGTCAGGGATCGCAGAGTTGGCGGCGAAGTTCACATAGACAGTAGTGGCAGCGTCGGTTATACCGGCGTTCAGTGTCCCCTCGCAGAAGTTGATGTATTTCCTAGCCATGGTTCACCTCAGACTATTACTTTCGGCATCTTACGGAACGTCCTGTGACGAGGCACATTCTGGACCCGTCGGGCCTCGTCAATCCGACGGTAGAACTCCCCCCACAACTCACGCATGATCCGTATGTTGAACCCCTGCCTCACGGCAGCGTCCTGGTTCCACTCCTCAATCTGATCCAAGTCCAGGCGGGTGATCTCATGCCCAGTGATCGCATAGGCCGCAGCCCACAGCGACGGCAAGTCCTCAGAAGCCAACGGCAGACTGATAGTGGAACTCTCCACCGGGGGCACCACCGACCAGGCATACGGTCGCACAGAAGTCACAATCAGGGCGTCATCGTTCTCCACCGTGGACGGGACACGCAGGGCCTTGCCCGAAGTAATCAGACCAGTCGGAATGTCCTCCTCAAACTGCCATCCCCCCACATCTATGATCCGCCCTGTGACACTGATGAAGTGCCGCACGCTAAGCACCCGCTGGGTGTCGGCGTGCATCTCAACGTATTGCTTGCCTGCCGTGCGGTACAGCAGATCGGTTCCGTCGGCACCGGTAATAATGTACGGCAGGTAGACGTTCATAGGGCCAGACACGCAACGCTGTACGAAGCGGGCGATGTCGGCCCGGAGATGCCCAGGCTGCACCAGGACCGGGTGAGTGGCTAGATGGTCAGCAGAAGCGGTTGTCCCCGCATACCCCCGGGCCACGGTCACGATGTCAGTGGCGGTGTCCACCGCAGTGACCAGCATCGCCTCCTGGTTGATTTCGATAACGTCCGTTATCGCCAACTTGGAAGCATCACCAGTCGCCAAGTTCAGCGTCGTATCGGCAGCGTCGCTGGGCCCACCAGACATGGTGACCTGCAACGGCCGCTCAGAATGCCGGTACAGCCTTGACAGAGCCTCGTCAATCAGCGTGCCCAGGGACACGGAAACGGTGGTAGCCACTACCTTCTAGACCTCATTCTTCCCGGGAATCTTCCCGCCCTATTCGTCCTGTAACGCAAATCTACTCGCAAACTCAAGGGCCCGGCAACGGTACCAATCGCCCCACCCGTGTCTTCTGCCAGGTCCATCAGTTCCTCTACGCTGAGAGCCCTGTCTCCCAGCGCCTCCAGGAACGCAGAGGCCTCCTCTACCGTAATACCGATAGCGGCCAGGGCTTCGGCCCCGGCCCCGGTATCGGCCTGGGAAAGATAAATCCCTGCGGCCTCCAAGAATAGGGACGTTTCAGCGATTGACATTGCATTGTCAAACGAGACAGTGAGGTCTGTGCCAGAACCGGTATCAGCCTGGGTTTGGCTGATGCTAAGCCAGGACCCGACCCCCCGGTACTGCTTCGCTGACTGGTAGGCAACATCGGTTCGGTACCCCTGCTGGGTCCCGTACCAATAGTTGATGCTGTCCGAACTCGTAGCGGAGATGCCGCTGATCTCAGTTTCAGACCCGGACCCGGTATCGGTACTCGCAACACCCATACTCTGGGAATCTGTGATCCCTGTAACCCACTCCAGGACCGGTCCACCGCCCTCCAAAGTTACAGAGATGGAGGGATATGTTCCCTCCGCCCCGGAGCCCGTGTCGGCCGGTGTAAGGACGGCTGAGAGCGTCTGAGAGTCAACGCCCGAACCGACATCCCCGATTGGGTCGTCTATGCCCGTTCGATACTGGGCCTTGACCTGGTACGGGTTACTATTCCGGTATGTGAGATCGAATATGCCAGGCCTGTAATGGCCTGGATTCCGGTAGAGGAGCGATGAACGGTAGGCCACCGGGTACTACTCCTGGGAGTATTCAACCCAAGAGGTTGTGTCTTCGTCCCAGTAGTAATCCTTGCCGTCGTCGGGGTACGGCGTCGGTGCCTCCCAGTCAACCGTGTCCTCGTTGATTACCCACGATGGGAATGGAGAGGGCCTGATGAAGGCGTCCCGGCCAGCGTCGTAGATGGTGCCCTCCGTGGCGGCGTACCGAACCCGGTAGTTGTTGTTGTACGAGGTGCGTTTCCATGTCCCGCCAAGTAGGTCGTTGCAGAACGCCTCCCCGATGGAATCCACCTCGTTGCCATCGCCGTCGGCGGTGTCCTCGTCAGCAACAACGATGACCCGCAAGACCATGTTATTGGAGTCAATCTCTACAAAGTGAGCCATCAGCCCCCCTAGACCGCATACCGGATGACGACGATCCCGCTGCCACCGTTGCCCTTGGCGGCGATGTAGGCAGCGCCAACAGCGGTGCCCCCGCCACCCCCGCCACCGCCCGTGTTGGCGGTGGCGTTACTGGCGTCGCCGCTGGTACCGCCGTTCCATGCCGCACCGCCGCCGGTGCCACCGCCAGAGCCACCGGACCCTGCTGCGGGCTGCGGGGATGTGCCGTTACCACACCCGCCGCCGCCACCGCCACCGCCGTAATACACCGTGCTTCCAGTTCGGTAGACGTTCCCTTCACCGGCACCGCCATTACCGCCGACACCGCTGGTGTTGCCCGCTCCACCGGCTGCACCAGAGCCGCCGCCACCGCCAGCACCGCCCCACATGTTGCTGGTCTGTCCTACCGCCGAAGCGGCACCGTCGTTGCCGTAGGTACTGCCAGAGCCACCGGCTGCGGCCCAACCGTTTATCGCTGCGTAGTTGTACGTGCCCCCGCCACCGCCAGAGCCGCCGCCCGATGCCGCACCGCTACCAGCGCCCATGTTGCCGCCACCGGACGCAGCGACCGTGTAATCGCCCATCACTGAGGACGCACCGCCGTACCCGCCACCACCAACGGTCACGGTATATTCCTGTACGACACCGGTCGCAGTTTCGGTGCGAACACCGCCACCGCCACCGCCACCGCCGGTGGATGTGTAGTAGCCGCTCAGGCCCCCGTGGCCGTGGTTACCACCAGCGACGATCAGAACGTCAATGTTGTCGCTGCCGCCGTTCGCCGTGATCTCGAAGGTTCCAGAACTCGTGAATGTGTGGACCTTGTACCCACCGTAAGTGGTGATCGTGCCGCCCGTAGCGACGATGACATCCTGAGCGGTAGTCAGGGACGGTGTGTTGCCGTCAGCACCGGTACCCGCCTCGTTGATGGCAGCCACATTGAAGTTGTACGAAGTGTTGGATGTCAACCCTGTGGCCGTGTACGTCGTCCCCGTCGAACTGGTGTCGGCCACAAGAACCGACCCGTCCTTCTTGATCCGATACCCAGAGATTGTTCCGCCACCCGTATCGGATGGTGCTGACCACGACAGGTTGATCTCAGTCTGAGCGGTAGAACCTTCTGCAAGGCTGAGAGTCCCCGGCGCACCGGGAACGACAACGCCGCCCTGACCGCCGATTGCCGCTAGGAGGAACGGGCCGATAGCCATGGCTTACGCCAATGCGCCGATTAGGAACCAGGTGTTAGAGCCATAGTTGATGAGAGCAGCCGAAGCGTACCTACCGTCAATGGACTTATTGTCGTCCTTGGAGTCAAGGCTGGTGGAGTTGCTCTCAGCGAACGTGACCGTGGAAGTGTTTGATGCGACGAACACCATCTGTGTGCCCACCGGCCAAGAGATACTCCCGTCGATGGTGATGGTCTGCGTGCCACCAGACTGAGAGCAGTAGAACACCTTGCCAGCGTCCCCCAAGGCCGGGGTCTTGTTACCGGAGATGTCCTCTGTCAAGCACTCGTACAACTGGGAGGTCCCATCGACGGCCAGACCAGTCATGGTCCCCACCGAAGTAATGGCCGACTGAGCAGCCCCGGTGACAGTGGCCGCAGTCCCGGAAGCGTTACCAGTGACATTCCCTGTCAAAGGCCCAGCGAAAGCGGTCGCCGTCAACGTCCCAGTACCAGCGTTGTAGGTGGCCCCGCCGTCGGTCTTCGGGGCGAGGTCCCCCGTGGCGCTCTCAAAGAGAGCCACTGAGCAAGTGGTATCCGTAGTGTCAGCAACAGTGATAGTGCCTGGGACAATGGCTGCTGTCCCATCAAATGAAACACCGCCGATATTCCGGCCTGTCGCCAGGGCAGTTGCCGTAGCGGCATTGCCCGTGGTGCTACCCGATGTCCCCGAAGTATTGCCGGTCACATTCCCGGTCAGAGGACCAGCGAACCCAGTCGCCGTCAACACCCCAGTGGCAGCGTTATAAGTAGCCCCGGCATCCGACTTCGGAGCCAGGTCACCAGTCGCTGACTCAAACAGGGCCACCGAACAGGTCGTATCAGTCGTATCAGCGACCGTGATCGTGGTAGGTACAGCCGTCGGGACGGCAGCCCACTCAGTGTCGCCGTCGCCCTGCTTTACAAGAACGTGATTAGTTGAAGCCCCAGCAGCCGTCGTAGATCCAATACCAAGTTTCGTTTCCAGCGCAATAAGCGCCCCCGAATGATTGGTGTGAACAACATCATGCTCATAACCAGAATCGTCCATCTCCGTGGACGCACTGGGAGAAGGCTGTTGGGTGCTATTGTCCAGCGCCGTCGGGTAAGCGGTCGCCATGCTACGAAACCGTGATCGTTACCGTCAGGGTCCACTCTGAGCCCGAAGCCTTCGTACCCAGGGAGGCCACCTTACGATTCAAGGCTGTGCCAGTGTCCTCGCCGCCGACACCACTGGTGGCGCTGCGGATACTCCATTCCTCCCAGGCGAAGTTGCCCTCAGCGGAACCCCACACCGACTTCCAAGTCATCGTCTGACCTGACCGGCTTGGGAACGTGGACTCCATCGCCTGGTAATCCCTGGCGGAAGTACCCGCCTGGAGGCCCGTCTGCCCCGCAGCAGCCGCCGTGGTGCTGGTACCCACCCCGATGTAACTACCCGTGCCATAAGCGGTAACAGAACCGATAGCACAGAGAAGATCCAACAGATTCTGGATCCCCCCGTTCAGGAGAAGATTGTCCTCAGCAGAAATCGTGTCGTCCGGGGGGAGCCCTTTGGCCCGGTCAGAAGCAACATTCCACTTCTCAACGGTGGCTACCACGCCCCATTCTTTGGAGTCGATGACATCAGGTGCGCTCATGAGTCCTCACTATACACCGGTCACGGGACGGCCACCAGACAGGTGACCGCCCCGCAAACGGGTTATTGGCTATGCCGGTTTACGGTGCAGCCGATGTGGTGTTGGTCTGGTGATCGTGCGGCTCACGCAAGGTGAGTTTCACGTTCGCCGTGTGCCCACCCGAAGTGGTGATGTCATACGTCGCCTTCATGAACTGCTTGTAGACATCCATTCGGATGTAAAGGGTTGAACTGTCGTCGTCGTGGGCGATTGCAGGACAGGAACCGTACTCAACGGTGTTTGCACCCGCTGCGGTATCCGCACCCTCAAATCGGATTCCACCGGCAACGAACGAAGCGTTCGCACCGATAGCGCCCAATACAATCTCCAATACGACGGGTCCGGGCTTGTCGACCTGAACCCAACCAGTGTTGCCATCCGCCGCAATAGCAGTATCTGCGAGGAGTACGCCACCAGTTGCGTCCCGGACAAGCGTGCCTGGACCGACTGTGGTTGACGATTGCGCCATGTCTCAGCCCCCTATGCTTCCGTGAGGCCGGTATGCCTCACAATGGATAGAGGGTTGTAAATGGCCAGGCCCGGGTAGACCTCTACCCGACCCATGTGCCCAGGCGCTGCCTCAGTCTCACCAAAGTCTATTACGTCGAACGACCCGCCCAGGCCCAGAAGGCCCGTCACGTTCTCGTCCTCGCCAAAGGCGATGTAATAGATGCTTGAAGTGACACTGCTTGACCCCTGCGTTTCATCGAACGCAAGAATAGCAGAACCTGACGAGTCATCACCGATGATCCGAACGGGAATCCCGTTCCATTGCAGAATCTGGCGACCAAACCGGTCATCCCCTACATCAAGCAGGGAGAAGTAACCAGTTGTGTTGCGACCAAGGGTCGTCAACTTGCGCCGGATAAAGCGGTTCATCAGGATGACATCAGCACTGGACTGGGCACGCAGAAGATCGTGTGCCTCGTCCATTTTCGCCAACGTGAGGGGTCCGCCATTCGTTGCCTCAGCAATCGTCTGGCCCAAACCCTCAGTGATTAGGGAGTTGATCCCCTTGAAATCCTTGGCGGTACCAGTACCGTCGAAGAAATACTTGTCATAAGTCCTGGACATGGCCTTTGCGAACTTGGCGTACTGCCTGGCTTTCGCAGAGACTACGTTCCCACGGACTCTGACAAGGTAGTTATCGACAAATACCTCGCCACCTAGGATCGCCGTGCCGAAATACCGCTCCGTGTCAGTGCCGAACGACCTGGTATAGGCCTCGTTCACATCACGGAAAGCGGGAGTCGGCAGGCTGTTTTCGACCTGTACCTTGAGAGCGTTCCCGGAGATGGCGGTCTGCGGAAGCATCTCAAGAATCGGAGATTCCTGAATCAGGGTCTCAATGACCCCACGCTTCAACTGATCGTCACCATACTTCGCCGCTTCAAGGAGGGTCACGCTGCCGCTTGGCATATTGCTGGCCTTCCTGTGGTTAGTGGGTGATTATCGGGACCCTCTAACGACGGCGCTTGCCGGGCTTATTCTCCAACGCCCACTCAATGGCCTGTAGGCCGGTCAGTTTCTCCGGGTTGATTACCGGAGTCGGCTGGCCGGACATTACGCCCACCTTATGAGCCCTATCGAACGCCTCAGCGTCAGCATGAGAACCAGAATCAGGTGCCGGGCCAAGAAAATCCTCAACCTGGCGGTCCAACTCGTCGCCCTCAAAGCCACGCTTTGCTAGTAGGTCCCTGGCCAACTTCTCTTGCATGCCACGACGATCCTCATGGATCTCCCTGGCCCGCTCCTCAAGTTGACCTATGTCGACGCCGACCAGATCCGTGGGCTCCACAAGCGACAAGCCGTGCTGCTGAATAACCTCTAAGGCTCTCAGGCCGGAAAGTTCGCTGGTAAGCGATCTGTTCTGTTCTAGCGTTTCCTCCAACTTGTGTCGGAGGGTGCCTCCCGACATCGTAGAAATATCTTCTTCGTCATCGAATGGCATATGTGTCTCCTGGTCTCTTACGCTCCCGAACCCCAGGGGTATCCAGGAGGATGTGTGTATCTAAGTATAACTGACACTGCGCTGTCAATAGCGCACGCCGCCACCTGTTCGTCCAGGCTGCGCCAGACGGGCCCCACGGGAGGTAGTAGCAAACCCCCCAGGGGCACGGCCCCTCGCCATCTCGTCCTGACGGGCCCGTGTTATGAGATCAACCTCAGGGGCCTGGCTCAAGAACACTGCGTTCTCAAAGTCCTCCTGGCCGAACCTGGCTGCGCCCTCCCCCTGGATGTTCGTTCTACTAAGCATGGATTCGATCATTGAACCCTGGTTCACATAAGCCCCGTAACCCTTCAACGCTGTGGCCCGGGTGATACCGGCCTGCCTGAACGCCCCCACACGGGCCATAGACGGGGCCACCAGCCCCTGCTCCGCTGCTGCACCGCCGATAAGAGCAAACTGGAACGCCTCTATCAGTTCGTCCAAGTCCAACAGCGGATCCTCGTTGTCCGGGTCCCCCAAATACAGGGCCTCCACCAACCCCTGAGCCTGCTGATCGGTAAGAGCGTTGATCCTCGCTACCGCCCCCTCCGGCAAAGCCCCCTGCGCTTCCAGAATGCTGAGAGTTTCAGCGGTCGCCTCCAGGGCAGCCGACGTGGCGTTCGCCACCCAGTTGGAATAGTCGAAGTTCGCATTCAGCAGGTTCTCGTTGTACCGGCCAATCAAGGTTCTTGACGCTTCCGGGTCAACTACGGCCTGGTACAGGTCGTCTACAGAGACATCCATGTTGGCGTAAATCTTGAACGTCGCCCTCACATGGGCAGAGTTGTTCGTCAAGTCCCTGTAAGTGTCCAGCCTGTTCTGGAGTTCATCCGTTGAGATGCCCCGCTCCATGAGCGTCGCATAGTCCACCGGGTTCTCTGTGCGAGGGTTGAAGATCTCCCTACTACCGATGCTGCCAGCGTCAATCAGCACGTTCCGGTATTCCCTGACCTGGTCGACATACGCCTGTTCGTTCACGAACCTCATACGCCCGTCCTCATCGGTGATGCCGGGGAACGTGGCCAGGTACTGCGGGGTGTCACGAACCTGTGCGATCAGGACATCGTCGTCTATGCCCTCCGTTACAGCCGCCTCAATCATCCGGCCCAGGTTCAAGTCCTTCGCCCAAGGGAAGTGCTGTAGCGCCCACTGCTGGGCGAGACCAGGCTGGTCGAAGAAGTCGATTGCTGCCGTGTCTGGCTGCGTTACGACGGCTGGGTCCCGGCCAAAAAGCGGCCCGGTAGGCCCGGCAGGCGTGGCGACAGTCTTCCGGGTTCCATCCATGTTCCAATCGGGATGACCGTCTTCCACACTCCGGGCATCAGAGTTGGTGGCCAGGCGGGTTTCTTCCGTACCGTCATCGAAAGAGGTAGTTGTATGCCAGACCCCCTGGTCGTCCTGCCAGGTACGCATACCGATTGGTTCCCTGGGGGCCCGAACCCCCTGCGTCGCATACCAGGCATCCAACTCGCCCATGGGAATAACTTCCGCATTTGCCATTGCCATGTCGAAGGCCTCGTTCTCCTCCACCCCTTCGGCAATGCGGGCATTAGTGAAGGCGGTAACAAACCTCCGGTAGGCGTCGACATCCGAAGTGGTCAGATGCGACCTGGCCCCAGGTCCACGGTCCCCGTGAATCTCAGTAGCCAGGGCGTCCAGATCGCCGCTCAGGACGTTCTCCCTAAAGCCCGTCCCGAAGCGGTCGGGATCCGGCGTTAGACGGGCCATTAGACGATCCTCCCCACACCGCCACCGAACCCAAAGGTGGACTCCATGGTATTCATTTTGTCGGCAGTGATTTCCTTAGCCCTCCTGGACCTCTTCCACTCGTCCTTCCCCCTGAGCCGTGTCCTGAACTCTGTGGGTGACTCCCCGGACATCAAAGAGGCCATAAGATCCTCGTTCCCCAATGGGTACGATGCGTCAAGCGGTGTTTCCATCTCCAGGTTATACATATTGACTTTGGGGGTCGCATACTCCGTAGTGCTGAGCAGGTCGGGTTTGCCCGGGAACTTCTCTGATGCCGTGGCCCGGATGTCGTCCATCACCTGCGTCATGGAATAGGTGTTGTCCAGGATCCCCTCAGCCTGAGTCTTGACATCCCAGGCGTACTCTCCCGGGCTTAGCCCCCACTTGGCGTAAGCCACCTCCAACTCTTGGATCTTGCTTTCAAGGTCCACCCCGTACTGTCGGCCCGCCACTTCGGTGTCAAAGACGTGGATCTTGTAAGGGTTGTTGTTCTTACCTGGCAGGTCCAACGCATACTTTTTGATTGCCGAACCGGCATCCCAGTAGGAGCGTTCCCCCTTGGCGATTGCCTCCGCCCACTTGAGCAGAGACAGATCCCCGACATTCATGCGCTGGTTGGGCTGAACGGGCTCACCGGTGTAATACTCAAACTGCTTGTAAAGGCCGCTGGAGGTATCCTCCAGGACCCGTTGCACCATGGCTTCCCGCTCAGCGATAGTCGCCCTGTCCCAGCCCTTGGACAGTTCGGTTCTTGCCTGCCCCCACGGGGTGGCGTCAATCAGCAACTGGACGTAGTCAACCGCCTCAAACATCTTGGGGTCGGCAATAGCCTGTGCGATGATCTGCTGGATCTCACGATGCTCAATAGCATCAGTCCCAGCCAGGAACGCTTCGGTTACTAGTTGTTTGACAAGTTCGTTGATCGGCAGGTGATCGTCGTCAGGCGTGAGGAAGAAACCTGCCTCGTTGAACGTCGGGGTAATAATCCCGCCAACACTGGGTACCCAGTCC